ACCGCTCGCATCCGCCAGCACGGCACAACTCAGCAGGTAGCCCTATGACGTCACCCATCCTTACCACCACGGCCTACCGCAGCCACATCGCCCTCGCTGCCGCGACCGGCTCGGCGCTGTCGCCCATCGCCTACCTCGCGTTCGGCGAAGGCACCCGCGCCTATTCGCCCGACGAAGACACCGCCCTCGAGGCCGAGGTGCTGCGCCTTCCGGCCACTGCCACCTCGGCCGGCCCGGAGGTCACCGCCTCGGCCACGCTGCCGGGCAGCGCGGTCAGCGGCAAGACCATCACCGAGGTCGGCGCCTTCACCGCCTCCGGCGTGCTGGTCGCCCGTAAAAAAATCGCCCCCATCGAGCTCGAGCCCTACGGCGAGATGGATTTCGACATCGTCTTTGAATACTGAGGTAGAGCCCCATGCCCCTGACCCCCAGCGCCAACCCGCAGCTGAGCGAAAGCATCCCGCAGCTGACCACCAACAGCGTCGCGCACCCGGATACCTGGAACCCGGTGCACCAGGCCCTGCTCGATAACGATGCCTATCTCGCGCGCGTGCTCGAAGAAACCGGCGCGACGCTTGGCGAGCAGGTCGCCACGCTCGATCAGCGCCTCGATGGCGTCGAAGCCACCAGCTCGGTGGCCGTGCAGCGCGCCGTCAGCCTCGACTGGCTGTACCGTGGCAACGCGATCAGCTTCGAGATGTTCACCCCCGGTTATACGTTGATCGATATCGATCCGGTGGCCGTGGTGCAGGGCATCAATGGGGATGACTCGCTCGACGTGGCCGACACCAGCGCGCTGCGCGCCGGCGACTACTACGTGCTGACCGACCCCACCGCCCTGGACGAAGAGGGCAATCCGGCGCCGGTATCCGCCCTGGTGCAGATCGCCAACATCCTCTCCGGCCAGCGCGTGCGCCTGACCGCCAACCTGGCGCGTGACTGGTCCGCCAGTGCCACGCTGTCGCGCTCCAGTCTCGCCGTGCAGGGCGCTGCGCTGGCCCGCGGTGAGGTAGGCGATATCTACCTGACCAAGGCGATCAGCATCGGCACCGACAGTGACGGCGGCGCCGTGGTCATCCGCCGCTCGCTCAGCGCCGCCGAAGCGCGCCTCTACTATCGCGACGCCTACCAGGGCACGTGGAAGGAATGCGGCTGGTCCATGCGCCGCAGCGGCGGCAGCATCCCCGCCGGCATGGCGGACTACGAATACATTCTGCCAATGCGCGGTGACGGCTGGTTGCGTCTGGATATCGAAGGCGAGGCGCTGACCCTCTCGCACATCGTCGCCCTGGGCACGCCCACCGGCCTCGGCGGCTTCCTCAACCCGGAGCTGGCCCCAAGCACACCGGCCATCGCCTCGCCGGCGGACGCCTCGGTCGGCATCATGGAGCGCCCTACGCTGGCCCTGGACAACTACACCAGCCCCGCCGGCAATGCCCAGCAGGCAGTGCAGTTCCAGATCTCGACCGACGCCCTGTTCGCCACCGTGCTGCACGACTCCGGCGCCCTGGGCTCTGGCCTGTCGTACCGCGTCCCGGCTGAGGTGCTGCAGGCCGGCAATACCTACTACCTGCGCGGTCGCGTCCAGGACGTTGCTGGCCTCTGGTCCGACTGGTCCGCCGTGACCAGCTTCGCCACCGCTGCCGATTTCATCTACGTGGTCGCGCCGACCATTACCGGCCCGGTCAGCAATGCGCTGGACGTACCCGAGCAGCCAACGCTGGCCAGCTCCTCGTTCACCGTCTCCGGCGGCGAAGACACGCACGCCGCCAGCCAGTGGCAAATCCGCACTGCCGGCGGCACCTTCAGCGCCCCGGTCTGGGACAGCGGCACCGATGCGGTAAACCTGCTGACAGCGGTGGTCCCGGCGGGCGTGCTGCAAGCGGGCGAAACCAGCTACTACGTGCGCGTGCGCCACCAGGGCGTCACCAAGGGCTGGTCGGAATGGTCCGGCGAGAGCAAGTTCACCACCAAGGCCGCGTTCGCCACCATCATCGGTATCGCTCTGCTCGCCACCGGCGGCGGCTCCGGCACCTGGGCGCGCGTGGATGAAAACGGCGCGACCAGAGTGACCGACTCGGCGTTTTTCAGCAGTCACCAGACCTACGGGCAGATCCAGGACGCCACCATCGACGGCCAGGCCATGGTCAAGATCCCCGCGTTCTACGTGAAGGCCGGCACCATCGCTGCCGGCCCCAACGCCGGCAAGCGCGCCTGGTGGATCAGCGACCAGCCGGCCGCGGGCTTCACCTTGCATCCGGCGTTCATGCGCGCCGGCGCGCCCATCGGCCAGTTCTGGGTCGGCAAGTACCAGGGCACGGCGGACGGAACCAAGCTGGGGTCCAAGCCGGGCGTGACACCGCTGGTTTCCATCGACTTTCCGACCATGCAGAGCCGCGCGGCAGCGCGCAACACGGCGGGCGTTTCCGGCTTCCAGCTGTGGGACTACTACCAGCTCAGCGCCATCCAGCTGCTGGCCATGATCGAGATGGGCGGCGCCAACAGCCAGGCGCTGATCGGCCAGGGCAACGTCAGCACGAGCGCGGCGCAGAACGTCGACTCCGCGACCGTGGCGCAAGCCACCTGGCGCGGCATCGTCGGCCTGTGGGGCAACGTCTATCAGATGGTCGACGGCCTGCGCACCGATGCGTCCAAGCGCTACGAGCTGTGGGACAAGCACGGCAACAAGGGCTACATCAACACCGGCGCCACCGCCCCGGCCAATGGCTGGACCGTCAGCCTGGCATCGCAGTCGGGAGCCGACTTCGATCTAGGCCCGCTGTTCGTCCCAGCCAGTACCGACACCTCCGAGGCCAACGGCACCACTGCTGACTACAGCTACGCGAACGCCAGCTGCGTGGCGTACCACGGTGGCGGCTACGGCAGCGGCTCGACCGCCGGCCTGTTCTATCTGCACGTCGCCAGCGCCGCGTCGGTCGCGACCACTTCCATCGGCGGCCGCCTCGCAAAGGTGTGATGAACCCTGTCACCTGAGTCATGTAACGGGGCCAGCCCGCCGAGCGGGCGCCCCTTTAGGAGTTTTGCAAAATGATGAAGATCGAAAACGCCGTGCTGATCGTGGGCGCTGTCAGCGTCAACCTGCCGCTGCTGGGCACCGATGCGGTGGTGCGCGCCTGGCGTGTGCCTTCCGAGTACCGTGATAACGGCCTGTTCGTTGCGATTGATCAGCCGGGCCAGCCCGGCGAGATCCCCGCCTGCGATCCGCAGCAGGCCGAATACTTGGGCGCGCTGGACTACCCCGCCGCCGAGACCGAAGCGCTGCGCGACGCCAAGGCCCGCAAGCTAGCTGAGATCAACCAGCACTGCGAGGCCTCGCTCGCCGCCCTGGCGGCGCCGTACCCCGAGGGCGAGGTCAAGAGCTGGCCGCAGCAAGTCAAGGAAGCCGAAGCCCTGGCGCTCGATGCCGATACCCCCGTGCCGCTGCTCGATGCCATCGCCGCCGCCCGTGGGCTGACCGTCATCGACCTGGCTGGCCGCGTCGCGGCCAAGATGCAGGCCTACGCCGAGCACAGCGGCGCACTGATCGGCCGCCGCCAGGCCGCAGAAGATCAGATCGAGGCCGCCACCACCCCGGCCGAGCTGGAGGGCATCACATGGTGAAGCGCCTGCGCATGATCGGCCTGTGGCTGCTCTGCGCCCTGGCCGGGATCGTCGCCAGCGCCTGGATGCTGCTGGCCGTACTGGCCGGCAGCGACCGCGCCTGGAAACTCGCCATCGCGCACGACCAGCTGGCCAACGCCGCGTTCGGCGGCGACGAGGACGAGACCATCAGCTCGCGCGCCGCCAAGGCCGCGAAAGGCGGCGAGCGGTGGGGCTGCGTGCTCTGCAAGCTGCTCGACAAGCTCGACCCTGGCCACTGCGAACGCAGCATCGAGCACGACGAGGGGAAGCCGCTGCCGTGAGTGATGCGCACCTGGTCCTGCTGACGAAGCTGGAAGAGCTGGATGCCTACACGCATACCGTGCTGCACCAGTTTCCGAAATTGGAGCGGCATCTGCTCTGCGCGGATCTGCGCGACACCACCAACCGCCTGCTGCGGCTGACGGTGATCGCCTGGAAGCGCAAGCAGAAGACCGCCGCGCTGTTCGACTTGGACGTCGAACTGGAGGTTTGCCGCGGGCTTGTCCGAAAGGCGCACCGCCTGAGCTACATCAACACCCGCCGGCTGGATATCTGGATGCGCCACATCAACGAGATCGGCCGCATCGTCGGCGCCTGGATCAAGCACGAGGGCGCCGCAACACGCAAATAGCAACATTGGGCAATGGCTTATTACGGTGGCAACTACGGCAACGGCTCGAACGCCGGCCTGTTCTATCTGAACGTCAACAACGCCGCGTCGAACGCGAACACGAACATCGGCGGCCGCCTCGCAAACGATTACCGCCAGAAGGCGCCAGGCTCACGGGCCAGCGTCCAGCGCGTTTCCTTTGGGGCCATTGTCCAGACCATGTTGTCAAAGATTTACAGGGCGTCGCGGCTAGTAGCTCCGGCCAACGTGGCGGCGCCCGCCCTATCCCTCGCATGAGGTAAGGTTTCTGCTGTGCCTGTTACAACCGCTGGCCTATGGGGCCAGATCACCAGCTTCGAGAATCTTTACGCCGCCTACCTGGAAGCCAGGCGCGGCAAGCGCGAGCGCGGCTCGGTGCTGCGCTTCTCTGCCAACGTTGAGGAGAATCTGGTCAACCTGCAGAATCACCTGCTGTGGAAGAGCTGGCGACCCGGCAAACAGCGCGAATTCGTTGTAAAGGAGCCTAAGCTGCGGCTGATTCAGGCGCCGCCCTTCGCCGATCGCGTCATTCATCACGCCCTTGTTCGCGTGGTCGAGCCGCTGTTCGAGCGCAAATTCATCCACGACTCCTACGCCTGTCGCGTCGGCAAAGGCACCCAAGCGGCTGTCGCCAGGGCGCAGCACTTCCTGCGGGTGGCCAAGCGCAACCACGGCGACGGCTGCTACGTACTCAAGGCCGACATCAGCCGCTTCTTTTCCAGCATCCGCCACGCCTCGCTGCTGCGCGAGATTGAGCGCACCGTGCGCGACCCCGACGCGCTCTGGCTGTGGCGCCAGATCATCGCAGGCTACGGCCACGAAGCTGGCATCGGCTTGCCGGTCGGTGCGCTGACCAGCCAGCTCGGCGCCAACGTCCTGCTGAACCACCTCGACCACGTCGCCAAGGATCAGCTGGGCATCAAGTATTACGTGCGCTACATGGACGACTTCATCGCCGTACTGCCGAACAAGGCTGCTGCCGCCGAGGCCATGCGCGCGCTCTCCGCTACGGCCAACAGCCTATGCCTGGCGATGAACCCCAAGACCGCGATCCATCCCTGGCAGCGCGGTCTCGACTTCTGTGGCTACCGCATCTGGCCAACCCACATCCTGCCGCGCAAACGCAACATCAAACGCGCCAAAGCATCGTTCCGGCAGCTGGCCACCCAATACCGCGCCGGCCTGATCGATCAGGAGCACGTTCGCCAACGCGTGAACAGCTTCCTGGCCTACAGCAAGCACTGCCAGGCGCAGAGGACGGTGGAGGGGGTGCTGGCGGATCTGATTCTTACGCGATCGTCTGGAGGTCTCGATGCTCCTGTTCCTCATGCTCGCGCTTCGCCGCCGCTGGCAGCGAGCGCACTACCGGCTCCCGCCTGACCGATGGCCACCCGGCCACCAGGGCCTGCTGCACACCTACCGCAACCCACCGCCGCGAAAGCGGTTTTTTTACGCCTGGAGCACTCCGCATGCCTGCACTTCGTAAGAGCTACACCGTCCTCGTCGCATTCCCCAAGGGGGGCGGCCATTGGGCGAACAAGGGCGAAAAGCTCGACCTGATGGACGTCGAGGCGCAGCAGCTGCTGCGCGCCGGCCGCATCAAGCTGACCGCCACCGAAACCGAGGCCGAGGCGCCCGCCGCCGCTGCCACCAAGAAAACCGCCGCTAAGGAGTAACCATGGCCGAGGTAACCAATTTCGAGCACAACGGCGTTTCGGTCGAGACGACCGAGTCGCCGGAGGCAATGGGCGGGCTTGGCGATAATGTCGTCGGCCTGGTCGGTACCGCGCCGAACGCGGATATGAGCGTGCCGCGCAATGCGCCGTTTCGCATCAACAGCTACACCCTGGCTGCGCTGCTGGATCCGACCGGCGCCGAGGCGGGCACGCTCTACCAGGTGGTGCACCAGATCCTCAAGGTGGTGAAGGTGCCGATCTACGTGGTGGTCGTCGAGGAGGGCACCCTCGAGGCCGACACGTTGAACAATGTGATCGGCGGCATCGATCTCGAGTCGGGCCAGAAAACCGGCCTGCAGGCGCTGACCACCTGCCAGGAGCTGCCGACCATCATCGGCGCCCCGGGCTTCTCCGACGCGCAGGCGGTGCACAGCGAGCTGGCCAGCCTGGGCAAGCGGATCCGCGCGCGCTTCGTCTTCGACGGGCTCGACGTGCCGGTCTCCGGCCAGGTGACCAACTCCGAGGGCATCGGCGGCGCCGAGCTGGGTTACGACCGGGGCTACATGGTGCACCAGATGCCGGCGGTCTATTCCAAGGCGGCCAAGGCCAACGTGTTCCTGCCGCCCTCGAGCCTGGCGATCGCCGCGCTGGCAGCGGTCAAGCAGTGGGAAAGCCCGGGCAACCAGGTGACCTACGCGGCCGACGTCTCGCGCGTGGTCGAGTACAACATCCTCGACAAGTCGACCGAGGGCGACCTGCTCAACCGCTACGGCGTGAGCTACTACGCGCGCACCACCATGGGCGGCTTCTCGCTGATCGGTAACCGCACGATCACCGGCAAGTTCATCAGCTACGTGGGCCTCGAGGACGCCATCACCCGCAAGCTGGTCAAGGCGGCGCAGAAGGTCATGGCCAAGAACCTGACCAAGTCGTTCATGGAGCAGGAGGTCAAGCGCATTGACGACTGGCTGCAGACGCTGGTCGCCGACGAGACCATCCCGGGCGGCAAGGTGTACCTGCACCCCGAGCTGAACAGCGTCGAGAAGTACAAAAACGGCACCTGGTACCTGTGCATCGATTACGGCCGCTATGCGCCGAACGAGCACATGATTTACCAGCTCAATGCGTCTGACGCGATCATTGAAGAATTCCTGGAGGACGTCCTCTGATGTTTACCAACCGAGTGCGGCAGATCATCACGGCGACCCTGCAGGGTCTGCCGCTTAACGCCACTATCGAAGACTACGATCCGCCGGTGATCGAGTTCGATATGGAGGAGATGCGTGGGGGGCGCTTCATCCCCGAGGAGATGGCCACCGGCATGAAAGCCCTGACCGGCAAGTTGACGCTGCAGGGCGTCGGCCTGCCGATCATGGCGGCCCTGGGCGTGAGCGGCGGCGATGACGTGCTGCTGACCGTGCAGGAGGCCGGCGAGGACCAGGACGGCAACGAGTGGTTCACCTACCACGTGCAGGGCGGCAAGCTGAAAAAGCTCGAGGAGAAGACCCTCAAGATGGGCGACAAGCCCGTGACGGTGCTCGAGATTGCGCTGCGCACCTATACGCGCCTCGAAATGGGCGTGCCGGTGATCGATATCGACACCCGCACGCAGAAAGTCGTCGTCAACGGCCGCGACCTGCTCAAGGGCGCCCGCCGCCTGGCCCTGATGGTCTGACCCTCCCCACCCTCGAACCAAGCCGCCTACGGGCGGCTTTTTCGTGCCCGCAAGGAAACCCGCAATGACCTGGAAACCCGAACCGCACACGTTGCGCTGGCCGATTACCGGCGAAAATGGCGAGACCCTGAAAACCGTCGAGCTGCGCCCGTTCACCGTGGCCGAGCATCGCGCAGCGCTGGAAGGCATCGACGACGAAGACGACCAGTTCGACGCCCTGCTGCTACTGGCCTCGGGCCTGCCGCAGGCGGTGATCGAGCAGATCAAGCGTCCCGACTACGTGACGCTGGCCAATCGAATTCACGAGTATGTGAGCCTGCCCGCCTCCTATTTCCTGGGCAGCAAGCCCAAGGATCCCGATGACGTGCCGCTGCTGGTCCCGATCAAGGCGATCGGCCGCGAGGTGGATCGCCTGAGCCTGCAGGTGCCGGCCATGAAAGCGGCCAAGGTCATGCGCAAGCTGAAAACACCAGATGATCGCGCGGACTTCATCACCGCCCACTGCACCGGCCTTTCGACGGTAGAGGTCACCCGGTTGAGCGTGCCCGACTGGACCCAGCTACAGGTGCGCCTGAACGATTTTTTGAACAAACCGGCGGACTTCTTTCAGAGCGCGACGTCGACGTGATCTGCGACGTGGTGCCCCTCGTTTACCACGTGAGCGAGGCGGAAATTCTGGAGTGGGACGCCGGCAAGGGCTTGCGCCGGTATGAACTGGCGATCGCCCGGCTGGGTGTGAAAAAGGGGTAGCGCATGGCTGAGTCGAAGTATTCCCTGCGGCTCGCCGCTGTCGATGCTTACTCGAAAACCTTCGGCGACTTCGGCAAGAAAGCCGACGAGCTGCAGGAGCAGGTCAAGGCGCAGCGGGCCGAGCTGGACAAGCTCAACCGCACCGCCCGCGACGCGGACGGCTACGCCAAGCTGACCGAGAAGGTCGAGAAAACCACCGCCTCGCTGCAGCTCGCTCGCGCCGAGCAAAGCCGAATCGGGCGCGAGCACCAGGCCGCAACGGCAAAGGTCGAGCGCCTGTCGCAGGAGTATGGGCAGGCCTCGGCGACCCTGCAGGCGCTGGAGGCGTCAACCGAGGCCACCACGGCGCAGGTCAAGACGGCCCGCGCCGAGCATGCGCGCCTCGGTCGCGAGCTGAATGCGGCCACCGCCGAGGTCAAAAAGTTGGATGGTGCGCAGGATCGCAACACTGCCAGCGTTCGCACGCTCGAGGCGGCGCAGCGATCGGAGCGCAACGAGCTCAAGCGCCTGCAAACCGAGCTGACCGGCGCCGGCGTCGACACCAGCAAGCTGGCCAGCGAGCAGAAGCGCCTCGAGGCGGCGACCGAGCAGGCCAACGCGGCGCTGCAGACGCAGCGTGCGCGGCTCGATGCGGTACGCACGGCGCAGGGCCGAGTCGACGCCAATCGCGGCGCCCGCGCGGATCTGCGCGGGCAGCTGGTCGAGACGGCGGCCGTCGCCTACCTGGCGGCGAAGCCGGTCTCGCAGGCGATGGATCTGGAAACGGCGATGGCCGACGTCGCCAAGGTGGTGACGTTCGAGGAGGGGCAGCGCGAGGCGATGGCCTCGGCCAACCTCAAGATGGCGAGCGATCGCCTGATCTCCTCGGCCGGCATCACAGCGGTGGATCTGGCAAAGATCCAATACGCCGCCGGGCAGTCGGGCATCGGCAACGACGCCAAGGACAGCGCCGGCAAGCAGGCCGCCATCGTCGAGTTCACCCGCGACGCCGCGATCATGGGCGCCGCGTTCGACCTGGACGCGCAGACCGCCGGCGAGACCATGGCCGGCTGGCGTGCCTCGATGAACCTCGACCGGCAGGGCACGCTCGACCTCGCCGACGCGACGAACTACCTCGGCAACAGCTTCAACGCTACGCCGGCGGATATCGCGGCGGTGGTCAAACGCTATGGTGCGGTCGGTACCGCCTCGGGTCTGTCGCCCGAGCAGACGGCGGCGCTGTCGGCAGCGTTCCTCAACCCGGGCACCGAGAAGGAAATCGCCGGTACCGGCTTCAAAAACTTCACCGCCGCGCTGACCAAGGGCAAGGCGGCGACGAAGGGGCAGCGCGAGACCTGGGAGGAGCTCGGTTTCGACCCCGAGGAGCTGGCCGCCGGCATGCAGCAGGATGCGCCGAAGGTCATCATGGACGTGCTGCAGGCGCTGAAACAGGCGCCGGAGGAGGAGCAAAGCGCGCTCGCCACGCAGCTGTTCGGATCCGAATCGATCGGCGCCATCATGCCGCTGCTGCAAAACCTCGGCGAGGTCGAGCGGGCTTTCGGCATGGTGGCCAACAAGGCCGATGCGACCGGCTCGATGATGAAGGAAGCCGCCGGGGTGGCTGACACCTCGCGCAGCGGCTGGAATGCCTTTGTGGCCAAGCTGAGCCGGCTATCGACGCTGGTCGGCAACGCCATGCTGCCTGCCCTGAACGCCGTCCTGGTCCCGCTGGGGGCTGTGGTCGACGGGCTGAGCTGGGCGGCCGAGACTTTCCCCAGCGTCACGGCGGCGATCGCCGTCGCCGGCGGCGGCCTGGCGGCGCTCAAGGTGGGCGCGCTGGGCCTCAAGTTCGCCGGCCTGCTGGTCGGTCAGGCCTTCAACAAGGCGGGGCTCGCGCGCGCCAAGCTGGACGCAAGCACCACCCGCTCTGCCCTAACCGCCGACCGCGCCGTGCTTCGCCTCAATGCAGCCATGGCTCGTCTGGGCGCTGGCGGCGCTGCGGGCGGTCTTGGCGCTGGTAAGGGTGGAAAGTCCCGCAAGGGCGGAAAGGGTGGAAAGGGCGGTCGGACAGGCGGTGCCGGCAAGAGTGGCAGTTTAGGTGCAACCCTGGCCGACGCCAGCAGCATGGCTGGCCGCTTTGCTGCCCCTCTGATGCTGCTTTCTGGCGTGATGGATGCTTTTAGTCTTGTCAGTGAGGGCGCCGACGCTTCGGCGATCGGTGAGTCTGTGGGCGGAACTGCGGGCGGCTTAGGTGGCCTGTGGGGCGGTGCTGCTGCGGGCGCCGCCATCGGGTCCGTTGTCCCGGGTATCGGTACGGCCGCCGGCGGGCTGGTTGGCGGTGCAGTTGGTGCTTTTGCTGGCACTGAGGCTGGCAGCTGGCTAGGGGAAAAGCTCGGGGCTCTAGTCGACCGTCTGAGCAGCCCCGAGGCGGTGGCGAAAGAGGTCGTGAACACCACCGACAGCCGGCAAATCAGCTTTGCCCCGGTGATTCACATCGCCGGCGCCGACCAGGCGACCAGCTCCGCGCTGGCCGACCAGGTCATCGCCAAGATGCGCGGCGAGTTCACGCCGCTGATGATGGCTAACCCGCTCGCCGTGCGGCGTGGCGCGGCCCTGACTGACGGGAGCGACTAATGCGACAGCAGATGGCCCTCGGCGAGTTCGTTTTCGGGCTCGCCACCGGGTTTCCCTATGAGCGCCTCGAGCGCAAGACAACGGGCGGCTGGGTCGACCTCGACATCATCAGCAGCAAACCGCTATCGCACCAGACCGGCCAGGGCCTCGAGGAGCTGCGCCTAAGCGGCAAGGCGCAGCTCGAGGCCGGCATGCTGGCCGTCGACGAGCTGCGCGCCATGGCCAACGCCCGCAAGCCCTACACCCTGGTCGATGGTCTCGGCCGGGTGTGGGGCCGCTGGCGAATCGACAACGTGAGCGAGCAGCAGCAGCGGGTGCTCGATGACGGCACCGCCACGCTGCTGGAATGGACGCTCGAGCTGCGGGAGTTCGTGAATGCGACGGGTTAGAACCATTGCCGGCGACTCGGCCAACCTCCTGATCTACCGGGAGCTCGGCCGCGCCGACGACGAGGCCGAGGAAGCCTTCTGGCTGGTCAACGAGGGGCTGGCCGAGCATGGCCCGGCCCTGCCTGCCGGGCTGTGGGTGAATCTGCCGGAGCTGCCCCAGCGGCCCGCGCAAATCACCCCGGTTTCGGCCTGGGATTAAGGGGGCGGCATGGCCATCGGATACACACCAGCGGTCGAGATCTACGGCGCAAACGCGGCCTTGATCAACGGCCGACTGATCGATTGGGAGCACGTCGACGCGGCGGGCGTCGAGTCGGATCAGCTGAAATTGACCGTCAACATCGAGGGGCTGGAAGGCCTGCCGAGCGTCGACGGCAAGATCGGCCTGCGGGTGGGCTACGAGGAGACCGGGCTCGTCGACAAGGGCGAGTTTGTGGTCACGCGCACCATGCCGCAGCTGTTCCCAGCGCAGTTGCTGATCGTTGCCACGGCCGCCCCGTTCAAGGTGGCTGACGCGACCGGCTTCAAGGCGCGCCGCTCTGAGACGTATGCCATGACAACGCTCGGCCAGTTGTTCCGGCGCCTGGCAACAAAGCACGGCTTTTCGCCGCGTGTGGCGCCCGAGCTCGATGCAATCCCGATCGTTCACATCGACCAGTCCAATGAAACCGACATGGGCTTTCTGACTCGCCTCGCACGCCGCTATGACGCGGTGACGAAGCCGGTCAATGATCTGTACGTGCTCGCGCGGCGCGGCCAGGTCAAGTCGCTGAGTGGCAAGCCGCTGCCGCCGGTGACGTTGTCGGTCACGAAGGACAACCGCCCCGGCGAGCGGTCCTTCATCGCGGCCAGCATCGACAACGACAGCCGGATCCGCTTCAAGGGTGCGCGCACGGTCTGGTGGGATGGATCCGCCGGCAAGGAGGTGCGCGTCGAGGCCGGCGCCGAACCGTTCAAGCAGGTGCGCCAGCGCTACCAGAACGAAAGCGAGGCCCGCGCAGCGGCCAAGGGCGAGCACAGCAAGGTGCAGCGCGAAGCGGCGAAGCTGCGCATCGACTGCCCCGGCAATCCGGCGTTCGGTGCCGAGGGGCTGCTAGTGCTCGATGATAGTTGGCCGAGCTATATGCGCGGCACCTGGTCGATCGACAAGGTGACCTCGAGCGGATCCCGCGCGCAGAGCTACCGCAGTACGCTCGAGGCAAGTTACCCCGACGGCAAGCAATCGTGACACCCGCCCCATGGCTTCGGCTGTGGGGCGTTTTTTTGTGCCCAAGAAAAAGCCCCCACTGCCTCGCGGCGGTGGGGGCTTTTGTCGTTTCTGGCTACCGGATCCGCTCGAGCACGGCGGGCGGCATCGAGGGCATGCCCTTGGCCACGTAGAGCAGCGGCAGATTCTGATAAGGCCCCGGCCCCTTCTCCTCGAGGCGCTGCACCACCTGCTGCGCTCGGCCGTTGGCGGTGGCCCAATCTTCGCCGGCCTTGAGCCAGGCGCTCGGCGTGCCGCCATAAGAGCAGAGCGCCCACGTGTTGCCGCCATCCTTCAGCGTCTCGCAGCTCGGCTCGAAGCCTGCAGCCCGGTGCGCGTTGGCGAGCCCGACGGTTTCCTTGCCGCGCAGATCCATCATCAGCGCCACTAATATGGCCAGCGCTACGCCGCCCCCGATCAATACCTTCTTCATCCTGCAGCCCCTCCCTAGTTGGCGGCCGCAGGGTAACAAAAAGCCCGCCAGGTGGCGGCTCTGTGGGGCTGGTTACAGGGCTAATCGGGTTGCGGCATGAACTCCGGTGATTGCGAGCATGGGTAACAGAGGCCGGTTTCGGTGACCCCCTCATGGCCGCACGTGGGGCAGATTTCTTCGGCGCGCTGCTGGCTCAGATGCAATTGGTCGCAGGCTTCGCACAGGTAGCGGCCGGACAGTTCAACGACGCGGCCTTGATAGCCGCAGCGGTCACACTGGTGAATGACGGTCATGGCTGGGTTCCTTTCTTATGCCGCGCGTGCGGCCGGGTGGCGTTCGTGCATGCGCAGCGCCGTGATCAGCTGATGCGCCTCGTGTCGCGCGTCGTGCAGCGCGTGGTGCTTCACGCCCTCGAACTCGCGCGCCTTGGCTTCGGGGTACAGGCCGAGGATCGTGCGCAGATCCCGGTCGTGCCAGAAGGGCCAGGGCGCCTCGATCGCGCAGTCATCGAATGCCCGCCGCAGGATGACGTTGTCGAAGGTCGCCCCATTGCCCCATACCAGGCGATCGCCGTCCTGCTCGAGCATGAACTCGGCGACCTGCTCGAGGGCGCGGGGCAGGTCGAGGCCCGGCGTGCTGCCGTCGATCTCGCGCCGGGCTTCGTCGCCCTGCTGCAGCCACCAGGTGATTGTGCTCGCATCGGGCACGCCACCGTGGGCCATGGCCGAGGCGAGGTCGATCTGCCAGTAGCGCTCGCCGGTGATGGCCAGGCCGTCGATCCGCACGCAACCGATCGCAACGATCGGCGCGGGCGCTTTCTTGCCCAGGGTTTCGAGGTCGATTACGTAGTGCGTCATGGGATCTGGATCTCGGCGTCGGGGTGAATGGTGAAGTCGCGGCCGCAATGGCGGCACTCGATGCGCTGGCCCCGGATCCGCTCGTCGAGCTCGAGCGGTACCAGGTTGCGACAGAAGGGGCACCGGCACTGCAGGCCTGTGGCCAGGAGGAGTCGAACGGCCGGTGCTGGGGTCATGGGCTAGCCCTCCTTTCAGGCTGCTGATTGCAGGGCGCGAATGATCTCGGCGCCCGCTACGGGTGGCACGGCATTGCCGGCCATGTGGACGGTAAGGCGATGGCTCGCCGGTCGTTTTGTATCGGCTGGAAAGGACATAGCGCGCAGCACCTCGTCGGCGGTCAGCATGCGCATGCGATCGCCGTCGACGACTGCCCAGCGGTCGCGCGTCGGGATGGTCCCGATCGGGCGCGACAGGCAGCGCCCGGTGCGGCCCGAGCCGGTGCTGTAGTAGGGCATGACGAAGCGCTCGCCGTGGGCGGCCCTGCCGTTCTGCACGCGCTCGATGGTGGCGATCGCCCGCCCCGGCTTCTCGATCGCCGACCAGCTGCCGGCCTCGAAGTCGATAAAGCTCGAGGCGGCGACGTGGGGCCGTTTCTGGATCTGCAGCATCAGCGGCGCGCGGCTCCTGGTGCATACCAGGAACAGGCGCTCGCGGTTTTGCGGCACGCCGAGATCCGCGCAGTCGACGATATGTGGCGCCACCTGGTAGCCAAGCGCCTGCAGCGCCTGGACCCATGCGGGGTACAGAGCCCAGCGCGTGAACTCGGCGACATTCTCGACGAGGGCGGCTTCTGGCCGGTGGAACTCGAGCGCCGAGACGACGGCCCATGCCGTCGACCTCGAGGAGTCGTGCTGCGGATTGCCGGAGCTCTTGCCCCTCGCGCGGCTGTGGCCCTGGCAGCAGGGCGAGGCGAGCAGCAGGTCGTGCGCCGGCACCTGCGACCAATTGGCTTGGTGCAGATCCTGGCAGACGTGGATCGCCCCGGGGTGGTTTGCGCTGTGCCACTGCACAGCGTCGGGCCAGTGGTTTGCCGCCCATAGCACCTCGACGCCCGCCATGCGCGCGCCGGTGGACCAGCCGCCAAGGCCGGCGAATAGGTCAATGGCTGTCGTCATGGCGCTGCTCTCCCTGCAGGATCTCGTCGGGCTTGGCGGTGTACACGCGCCAGATGAAGGCGCCGAGCGTCACCAGGGCGGTGCCGATCAGCCCGAGCAGCTGCTCGAGCGGGCTTACGCTGTGGCGGCTCATGGCTGCACCGCCCCGGCAGGGCCGGCGTAGGGTGGAACGGGCGCGCGGTCGACCTCGGCCTGCAGCCAGGCGCGGACCTCGAAACCGGCGTGCTCCTGGTCGAGGTGCGAGGGCAGGCGACGGGGCAGGCCCTGCAGGTGCTCGACCAGGGCGCGGGTTTCGGTGTGGCAGACGCGCAGGCGGTGGCGCAGCAGGTCGCCCTCGGCCTCGAGGTCGGTTATGCGATCGAACAGCGGGCGCACGATGGCATCCGCCTCGGCCACCAGGGCGCCGATCGCCGGATCCTTGCGGCCCTTGCGTCGCAGGTAGTGGTCGACCATGCGGATCTTCGAGTAGTCGTGCCCGGCGTGCTTGGCGAGCCGCTGCGCGGCCTCCTCGAGGGCTTTCGTCTGGTTGAGGGTAGGCATTACGCGGCCCTCCCGAGACGAGCCATCAGCGCCGCGCCGGTGCGGCCGGTGGTGTAGCGTGCGACGAACTGCATCGCCAGACGCCGGCAGGCCGGATCGGTGATGCGATGAAGTGGCAGCTGAGCCGCCGTGATATAGTCGTTTGCGGACATGGTTGCTCTCTCTCAAAGATTTGATCGTGTCCATGCCCGGCAGCGGTTGCCGCCACTGTCGGGCACCTTTCTTTACTTCAAGGCCTGCAGGCGTCGCTTTAGCTCTGCCATATCCTCGGGGTCTACATCGAATCGCCCGTCCCCTCTTTCGTACTTTGCAAACAGGTCGTCGATCGCTTCGAGTAGCAGGTACTTGACCGGCACCAGCGTTAGGTTTTTCAGCTCCTGCAGGCCGCGGTGGTAGCGAGCGGGCGCCAGTAGCGGAATTTTTTTCTCGCCATCGCTGGCTATCGAGGCCCTTGCTTTTTCAACGTGCGCCGGCTCGGCCTCGGCGGTCTTGCGGCTGGGGCGGGCGGTGCTCAGCTTCCCGTCGGTCATTGCAGCAGCTCCAGCAGTTCGGCGGTGACGGCTTCGATCTCGAGGCGCGCCTTGTTGTCGGCCGGCAGGTCCATGACGCTCTGCCCGCTGCCAATGTCGCGCACGTAGGACTGACGCTGGCAGGTCTGGCTCGACAGGATGGGCAGCTCGAAGGCCTCTAGCGCTTCGCGTGCGGTGCGCTCGATCACCGTGCCCGGTACCGCACGGGCGACCATCATCACGGCGTGAGGGTGGCCGTCTGCGATCTCCTGCCGGTCCTTTACCAGTTGCACCAGGTCGCTGCAGGCCCATATGTCGTACTGGCTCGGCTGCACCGGGATCAGCACCAGGTCGGCCGCCTTGATCGCTGCGGCGGCCAGCTCGCTGATCTGCGGCACGCCGTCGACGACGACGAAGTCATAGCCGCCCGCCACGCGGGGCAGGTCGCGCGCCAGTTGCTTGCCCATGGCCACGCATGGGATCACGCCCGGGTCGCCCTCGGCGCCCTCCCGGCTGGCCGCCCAATCGGTCGCCGAGCCTTGCGGGTCGAGGTCGACCAGCAGCACGCGCTTGCCGTGGGTGACGGCCAAGCAGCTGGCCACGTTGACCGCGCTCGTCGTCTTTGTGGTGCCGCCCTTTTGGTTGAGCACCGAAATTACCTTCGCCATCGCTGGCCCTCCTGGTGGGTTATCAGATCCAACGGGCACAGATTAGCCGCAAAGGAACAAAAGAGCAACAGAACAAAAGAACAAAAGAACAAACAAGCGGACGCGCCAGCGTCCAACCTTGTCCGCCTGAATAGCCCCGTCCTTTCTCCCGTGGCTGCAGCCCAGCAACGGCGCGGGTTTCCCGCGCCATAAACAAGCAGCGCGAAGCGCTGGTCCTTTTGGTGCATGCCCTCTGCCGCGTCCTTTCTGACCATCTAGCCCGCTGCCGCATCCTTTCCTTGCTGGTGGTTGAGCAGTCGCCGCCCCTTCGCGCTCGCCTACTTTGACGCATGGCAAAGGGTGTATGCCTGCGCAGCATCCATGCACCCTATACCCTAACAAGTGCATACACCCTCACCCCTAGCACAAGATAGGGCCACAGGTGTATACACCCCTCCCCCATTCTATACGTATAGAATGGGGCTGTGGTGTATACACCTATGGCCCTATCTACCCGCGCTGTAGTTCATGCCCTATGGCTATAGGTGTATGTGGTTGGTTAGTAGGGCTTGCGGTGTATGGTTGCAATGTGTAGAATCTGCGCTAGGGTTTACGGTGCATGCCTAAAGGAGGGCGAGCCATGGGTGGGGAATCAAGACAGAAGGTCGAGCTGGGCGAACTGATCGAGCAGCTGCTAAAGGACGTGCGGGCGATCGACGGCAATGCGGAGCTGAGCAGGGGCGACAAGACCAAGCGTCTGACCCGGCTCGCGGCCAGGCTGAAAAACACGCTGTTCGAGGATCGCCGGCGCAAGGAGGAGGACAAGCTCGCGGCGTCGAGTTATCGCCGGTACCTGACCACCATCCGCAAGGCGGTCACCGCGCAGAACTGGCGGCACCACTCGCTCGAGGAGGCGATCGGCCGGATGGCCAAGCGGCACCCGCGCTGGGCCGAGCAGCTCGAGGCGATTGGCGCGCATGCGCAGATCAGCGAGGTGCGCCTCGCGCACCGCGACCTGCTGGCCGAGGTGCGCCGTGCGGGCGACTCTGACGCCTACGACGATATCCGCGCGATGAAGCTCGACCACGAGATCATGCGCCACCTGACGCTGCCAGCCGCGACCAAGGCCGACCTGGCCGACGAGCAGCTCGAGCGCATCGAGGAGCGGTCGACGAATACGGTCGAGATCAATTACCACTGGCTGATGGCGACGATCGACGGCCTGCTGAGCCAGCAGCAATTGCGCGCCGATGGGTCGGCCGCGCCCTACTTCTCGCACCTGGCGCTGGGGCTGGCGCTGGCCACCGGGCGGCGCGAGATCGAGGTGCTCAAGCTGGGCCGCTTCAAGAAGGTTGGCGAGTTCGAGCTCGAGTTTTCCGGCCAGGCCAAGCGGCGCGAGGGCGTCGACTACAGCGAGACCTTCCGCATCTATAGCCTGGTCAGGGCCGACGAGGTGCTCGAGGCCTTCGCCAAGCTGCGCGCGCTGCCCGAGGTGCTCGAGCTGCAGCACCTGTCGAACGTCGAGGTGAACCGGCGCGTGGCCAAGACGCTGAACACGCTGGCCAAGCGCGTTTTCGGCAGCGAGGAGCGGGTTTTCAAGGACAGCCGGTCAATCTGGGCGCGGATCGTTTTCGAGCGCTACTTCGGCCAGGATGCACGCTGGAAGAAGGTCAACGAGGACGTGTTCTGGCAGGAAATGCTCGGGCACGAAGGGATGAAGTCGCAGATCCACTACAAGGCCTTCAAAATCGACTATGTCGAGCCGGTGGCCACCGCCGGGGCGGTGCCGGGCAAGTGGGCGAACCGCCTCGAGGCGCTGCAGGCGCTCGACGAGCACGAGCGGATCCGCGCGAGCTCGTCGCTGTACCGCATTCACCAGTGGGTGAAAGAGACCGTGAAGGCGGCGCCCGAGGCGCGGATCTCGCAGAAGGCGATCGCCACCAATGTGGGCAGCTACCGGCCGAACATCAAGGAGTATCTCGAGATCGCCGCCGAGGCGCTGGCCACGCCGAACCACTCGCTAGAGGCTGTCGCGCTCGAGGTGCCCGACCAGGTCGCCAAGGCGAAGCCGCGAATGGTGGCGCATCTGCAGGAAAGCGGGCTCTATCGGGCAACCGCAACGATCAACGGGGTGGTGGTCGCAACGGCCGAACACGCCGACCGCATGACCGCCATGGCCGAGGCCTTCAAGAAGGCAGGCGGTTAGGGAACAGGCACGCTACGGTGCCTTTCGCGGTGCAATCTACAGCCGGGGCTTGCCCCGGCTTTTGTCGTAAGGCGTAAGCCTCCTCGAGCGCCTCGGCGGCCTGCTCCTGCAGTTCCTGGACCGAGGCGACCACCTCGAGGATCTGCTCGAGGCTGACCTGCTGCGCGCTGGCCTGGACCATCACGAGCAGGGCCTGCGCCCTGCGGATCTTGTTTGCGGCGGTGTCCATCCTTTCGAGACTCATCAACCGACTACCCTCCTCTGGCGATGATGCCAATCTGCCTTGCTGTTCATTCGTACAGTATCTCACCGGGCGGACGCCTGGAGAAGTTTCTCGGCGAAGCCAAGTGTCCGATTAATTGACGCATCACTGAGCCGACCACTTACGAAGTCCCGAACCACCTCCGGCGCCAGCGCCCCCACGAGGCGCGACAGCGGTATGCCGGAAGGGCGGTAACAGCGAGAAGCCAAAGCGAGTAGATGCTCGGTTACTGCCAAGGGATACTTTTCATCTGTGTCTGTACCCTCACAATGCAAAGTGTCACTGTCGCTGCAGCCCACGGGCGCCGGGGCCTGTGGCTCGACTGGCAGGGCTTCGGGGGCTTCCTTGGGCTGGTAGTCACTGGCCGCTTCGTGCGTCGTCAAGGAGTGGGCGCCGAGCGCCTGGCGACGCAAGACGTAGGCCATCACGAACGACCATCGGTCGGCATTGATCGAGAACAGGTTCCGCCCATTGCTCGAACGCTTCTCGACCGTGAGGCCGAACCGCTCGAGCATCGACTTGACCAGCGTCGTGGCGCAGACCTTGGCGCTGGTGCTGTGCAGGTGGCGGCCGACGCGAAGGGCGTTGTAGGCATCAAGGGCCTGCTGGCTTGCGGTGACCTTGGCGAGCACTTGCTTGCATTGCTCGGCGGAGAACTCGCCGGCGCCGGTGTGGCGATCGAGGCCGAGGATCTCGAACAGCTCGACCAGGAAGGCGCGGGTGGCCGTCTTGTAGCGGTGCTGGGTCAGAACCACGCGCGCTTTGCGCTGGGCTTCGTCGTAGGCCTTGGCCTGGGCTTCCTCGGCCTGCAGCAGCTCGAGGGCCACGACCTTGGCGATGCCGCGATCGTCGTAGAAGGCGACGTCGTCTTCGGTGGGCTCGAGCACGCCGAGCTGGTGGGCCAGGTGGTAGCGGTCGACCTGGGCACTCTCGGTCTCGCTGCGGACTTCCTGACGGTTGAGGCGGCCGAAGGTCTCCTCGTCGGGCACCTCGACGCTGGTCAGCAGATCCATACGCTTGGCGAAGACGAGCGCGCCGGCGTGCTTGCGGTTGCTGCGGCTTTCTTTCGTGCGCTCGGGGTCGTCGAGATCCGCCCGGCCGACCTGGTAGCCGTCGGCGATCAGCATCAGCAGCAGGTTGTTGGCGAAGTCGTTGCGGGCCTTGTTTTCGGTGGTGACGCTGGTCAGGTACAAATGATCAAAAGCGGTTTTCTTCCTGACAAAACGCGCCTCGCCGGCATCCTCCTCGAAGGCGAAGGTGATCTCGTCGAGCTGCATCAGGCCGCGATAGATGGCCTCTGGATCCGTGGCTCGCTGGGCTGAGCTGTGACCGATGCCGACCAGGTACTCGCGCGCGGTACGGTCACGGCGCAGCATCTGGATGGCGTCGGAGGGGCTGACGGTGTTGCCGCTGAACAGGCCGACATGGCGCTCGAAGTGCGGCGTGGTCATGGAAACGCCCGAGCTGATCGCCGGCGAGTAGATCAGGACGTCGTAATTCACTGCCTCGGCGTTTGGGCTGCGCAGGAAGGCCTCGACGTTCGGGTCGGCCTTGCTGTCGGCGTGCACCAGGAGCATGCGCAGCGGCTTGCATTCGCCGTGCTCGATGCGCTCCTCGATCAGGGCGGCCATTTTCTTGGCCGACTCGGCCGAGTCGTTGGCGACCAGGACGCGCTTGCCGGCGCAGATCCAATCGAGCGCGACCTGCCAGGCGGTCTCGTCGTCGGTGTGGTTGACGCGGATATGATCGGTTGGGCCTACGACCTCGAGGATGGTGATCGGCTGGCCGGGGCGGGCGAGCTCGCAGAACTCGACCACCGCGTCGTTGGCGTCGGCGTCGCAGAGCAGCACGCGCCGCGCCGAGGCGACCGCGTCGAGCAGAGCATCGAACACGCGCACACGGCCGTCGACCGGCCCGGTCGCGGTGTGGCTGATCACCTGGCTGGCTTCATCGATGCAAAGCGTGTCGACGGTGGTAAACCAGCTGCGCTCGTCGGTGTTGTAGAACTTCGGATGGGTCAGCGAGTTGACGCAGCAGGCCAGGTGCGAGACGTCGCGCATCCACGCGGCCGAGACCTGCTGGTAGTGCTGGATATTGAGGCGCGAGGCGGCGTCGTCGAGCAGCGAGACGCGGTGGGCGATATAGGCCGCTTTCGGCGCGGCCTGCATCAGCGGGGCGATCAGCTTCTCGGTTTTGCCTGAGCCCATCGGCGCGCGGCTGATGATCATGCCCTCGAGGGAATCGACCAGGTCGGCGAAGTGCGGGGGCAGCTCGATGCCGCCGTGCGCAGCGCGCACGCCTTCGACGCGCAGGTGCTGCACGTGCGGCTTGGCCAGGGTGGCAGCGGAGAAACCGCGCAGCTCGCGGGCCTGCTGCAGCTTCTGGTCGGCCAGCCACTTGACGAAGCGGCGGATCTTGAAGCGGTCGACCTCGACGCCTTCAGGGATCCGGCCGAGCACCAGGCGAAACACTTCGCTGCCGGTGTAGCGGATCGGCACCAGGAGCATGCCAGCCGCTGCCGCCGACTTGGCGGCCTTCTCGGCGGTCAGGCCGGAATAGCTGAGACGCTGCAGGCAGTAATCAAACCAGTCTTTCTCGGCGCGCAGCACGCTGTCGCGGGCGCGCAGGGCCTTGGCGGTGGCGGCCAGACCAAAGGCGACGTGGTAGTCGTTCCAGTCGGTCGGACCCTTGCGGGCGGCCTTGAACGCGGCCAGTTCTTCACCGCTGAACCCGAGGACCGGCGCCCGGTTTTGCGCGCGCAACTCGGCAATCTGCTGGGCGCTGCAGCCGAACAGCTCAAGGCTGGCGGCGAAGTTGGGGAGAATGGCCGGGTGCTGCAGCTCGCGATGGATCTCGAGCCCGGCGAGCACGCCGGCGTTGCCGGCCTGTGGCTTCCACTGGTCGTTGTCGGCGGCGTTATGGAAGCGCCAGGCCGGGTAATGCTTGGCGTACTGGCGCAGCACCTTGCCGAGGTTGTCGACGTTGAAGGTGACCACGACGGCCACTTCGTTGCCGGCCTCGAGCTCGGCCAAGTAGACGCTGGCGCCGGTGGCGAAGCCTTCGACGCTGTAGCGACGGTCGGCGGTCTCGAGGTCGCCGAGGATGCAATGGGCGCCGTCCATCTTGACGCCGGTGCCCTGCAGCTTCTTGTCGGCATAGAGCCGCTGCAGGCCGAGGAAAACGCCGGAGATATTGAACAGCGGCACGGCGGTAAATTCGCCGTGACTGTCACGCATACGCTGCATTTTGAAGCGTGACGCGATCGCCGCGATCTGCTTCGCCTGCAGGTAAGGGGCGCTGCCGTCCTCCTCGCCGATGACCTCGACGAAGCCCTTGCGAATCTTGCCGCCGGCTTCGTACTCGAACTCGTGGCGCCCGCCGCAGTGCCAGGCGGCCTCATAGGCCAGCCGCTCGCGGTGGATCCGCGCCTCGGCTTCGGCCCGGCGCTGCTCGGCTTCTTTCTGCGCGGCTTCGCGCTTGGCGCGCTGTTCTTCCTGGCGGGCAAGCCATTGCTGATGCTTCTCGCTGGTGACGTTGCCGCCCTCGCGCTTGTAGAGCTCAGCCAGCGCTGCGAGGCCCGACCAGGTCGCGTGACCATAGGCCGGGTTGTTGTTGTTGAAGGTGAAGAAGGGGTAGTCGAAGTCGTCGGCGCGCTTCGTGTCGCCCCACGCCATGACCTTGCCCCGGTGAATCTTGTCGGTTACGCCGTCTTTGCCCTTGGGGCGCGCCTTGTCGCCGCGCAGGCCGATCTCGTTGCGAATCGCTGACCAACGAATGCCGACCGAGGCCGCCACGTCGGCGATATCGGCGTCGAAAAAGTCGATCAGTGTCCAAGGGTCGGAGCGGAACCGCTCGGCGTAGAACCGGGCCAGTGCGCTCGCGTCGTCCTTCGTGTTCTGCATGATGTTCCTTTGCACAAAAACGCAAAAGCACAAAAGAACAATCCGTTGACGCTGCAGTGATGGGGTTTAGACTGACCGTGTTGAAGCGCTTATGCCCTGATCTTCTCCTGCCCGCAAAACAGGGAAAATCTCTAACGGGGTAAAGCACTTAGAGTTTTTGTCAGTTCGCCCACCAGCGACGTTTTCAGATCAGCCCCGAGGTTACCAGCCCCGGGGCTTTTTCTTTTCCGCCTTGCTGAAAAGGTGATGCTGCGGGATTAAGCCCGCAGTCTACGCCATCCATTCTCTATAGAGAAACCCTCTGCATACTGTTTATCGGATAAGCCCCTTGGCGATGCGCATCTGCATGCCGGTGACCACTCCAATTACCTGAAAATTGCCATCCACCGAGATCGGTGGGAACTGTGGATTCAACGGTCGAAGGTACCGCTGCGACCCGTCCTGTATCAACTTCTTGAAGGTCGGCTCGGCCGGGGTGACGGTATAACCGACCACCAGGTCGTTGGCCTCGGCTTCCTGTCGTGGATCCACGAAGATGACCGACCCGACCGGAAAGGCGGGGCCGCTTGGCGCGTGCATGGTGTCGTCGCGCACCACCAGGCCGAACACGGCGCCAGGTGGGTTGTCGGGTGGCAGCACCCACGGGGTGCCGGTCGGTAACCGTTCTATGACGGGGCTTTTAGCCCATTCGGCGGCCAATTCCCAAGGGATGACCGGCACCCGTTTGGCCGACTCGGCCGGGGCGGGTGTGCTGCCTGGGGCGATCGCTTCCTCGATCAGGGCATCGACAGTGGTGCCGAAGGCTTTCGCCAGCGCGTAGGCGATCGCCACGCTCGGCATGCTGCTCTGCTTCTCCACCGCTGACAGAAAGCTCGGGTAAAGCGCATTGCCGGCCTCGTCGCAGGTTTTCTGCATCGACCAGCCTCGGGCCAGTCGGCGACGCAATATCGCCGGCCCGATGGAAAAGGTCTCTTTCATGGTGGCCTCTCACAGTCCTTTGCATATTGTCCAATTTGAATAGGGAAAATTGCCATTCACTAAGTCGAAATTGTGTTGTCACTTTCGTTCTGTATAGAGAAAATGTCGCCATAACTACATTCAGACCCACAACGAGGGGAAAAGTGCTATGGCGGCACGTACAGAGCGGGAAATCGTGCTCGAGACCACTAACCTGTGGTTTTGGCATTCGGAGTGGTCGGTCGAAAAATTCGCCCACGAGCGCCTCGCCCCGGCTCTGGCTGCTGCCGATCTGGTCGAGCCACTGGCAGAGCCCGCCGACGGCGAGGAGTACCTGCGCAGCCGCAAGGCCTGGGGGCAGCGGCTAAACCGGATCTTCAACGGTACCGCCCCCTTCCCGCTCGAGTGGAAACAAGTCTGGCTCGACTGCCTGCCGCCTGACGACGCCAAGCGCGCGCAGCAGGCGTGCCTCGCGCTGATCGGCGTGCCGAATCTGCGCCTTCCTACCCTTTCGCCCGCCCCGGCCGCTGCCGTGCCTGCGCGTATCGGCGAGGTGATGGAGGAGGTCGGCCAGTTCATCGCCGCCGCCAAGCCCTCGCACAACGGCCGCTATGACCGAAACGATGACCCCGCCGAGGTCGATCGCATGCTCAAGGAGGGCGTCGACGCTGTCTTCGCCATGATCAACGAGCTGACGTCGGTCGCCGCCGGTACCGGCCGCCCCCTTCCCGCGCTGCAGCTGCTGCTCGATCAGGGCAAGGCGGTGGCCAATGACTGACGCCCCGCTCGACCAGGTCGAGGAGCCCGTCGACCTCGAGGAGCTGGCACTCGACCTCGAGGAGCCGGCCCCGGCCAACGAGACGCCCGAGGAGCGCAAGCGCCGGCACGCGCGGATCCGCCAGCGCCGCAAGCGTCGCCGCGATGAAGCGGCCAAGCAGCGCGCCGCAGCGGTGCCGGTGACCTTCGAGGCCTACAAGGGCACGCAGGCGGATCTCGCGCTGATCTGCGAGCTCGGCGGCTTCGAGGAGCAGGCCGAGGCCATCACGCTGATTTTACGAAACGTCGCGGACCTCGCCCGCCGTGACCGTCACGCTTTCGAGCAGTTCGTAAGCATCCCGTCACGCAAGGAGGCGCAGCAGTGAGCGATTGGATCAAGGTTTTCAAGGTGGCGCCGCATGCGGTGCTGATGGCCGTCAACGAGGCCGCGCGCGGCGTCGATTGCTGCGCGGTGCGCCTCGAGGGGCGGGTTTTCGGTGCGAAGGGCGAGACGGTGAAGCACTTCGCCACGCGCCAGGCGGCCGATGCGTTTTTCGAGGCCTACGACCAGGAGGCCGCCGAGGCCTGGTGGTGCGCGTTGAACGCGCGGGTGGCCGAGGAGTTCGAGGGCTATGCCGATCGCCTGCTGCACGGCGCTGGCGGCCCTGCTCCGGTGGGGTTGTTTCATGCCTAGCGAAGCCGATCGGGTCATCGACCTGCAGCTCGACATTGGCGCGGCCTTTATGGATGCCCGCGCCCGCCGCTGTGATGCCGTGGCCCTCGGCGATCGCTGGATCCGCTCGGGCTATAGCGAGTCGTCGGGGCTGTGCTCTGGCTGTGGTGGCCAGATCCACCCCGGGCGCCTGCAGGCCGTGCCGACCGCGCACCGCTGCACCAAGTGCCAGGACACACACGACCGCCAGGAGGCCGCCCGATGCAAACGCTAAGCCTCTCGCGCTATCCGCGCCCCGCAAAACCCCGCCCCGCCCCGGTGGCCTATTACGTGATCGACGAGCCGGTCGATCCGGTGCCGGTCGCTGCCGCGCCACGCCGGGCGCCGGCGGTGACGACGCACGATCGCGCCGTCATGCGCGACCTGGTGCTCGGCGCCTTCCTGGGGCCGCAGCACTTCCGCGAAGACGACGGCAAGCGCGTGGCGGCCTACACCATCGAAAATACTCGTGACGCCGTGCCGGCGCGGATCCTCGAGGAGCGGGCCGAGTGCCCGGTCGAGGGCGCGGAGCCGGGGCGCCTGCCTACCGCTTACGTCGCCGCCCTGGCGAAAGGAACCACGCGCGTGATCGCCAGCGAGACCCGCCCGAAGAAGAAAAGCAGCATCCCGCTCGGGCCGCTGGCCTTTCAGGATGCCCGCATCGTGCGCGCGGTCGGCCAGCTTGCGCCGGAGCATCAGCACTGGATCCGCTACGCCTACGCCGACTCGAAAGCCTGGGATGACGAAGCGGGCGCCGTGGTGGCGCTGTGGGCGCGCTACGAGCCGCAGCTCGGCAAGGTGCAGGCGAAGACCAGGCAGAAGGCCAAGGGTCTGGCGCACCTCGCGGTGCAGGACGCGAAGCGCTTCGTGAATGCTGGCAAGGAGCTGCACGCGGCCTGCCGCCTGCGCGAGCTGCTGGACGTCTCGACGCCGAATTGGGACCAGCACTGGTGCCCGCGCTGGCAGGCGATGCGGAACGAGGTTTTTGCGATGGATCGGGACGCGCTGACCGCGCTCTGCAAGGAGCTGGCGGGCTTTCGGTTTGTTCTTATGGATAGGGGGCTCTGATGACGCCTTGCTCGCAATGCGGGAGCCCGCCGGAGCGCCGTCTCGATCCGCAGACTGGCCGGATGGTGTACGCCTGCCCGGGTTGTCGCCATCGCGGCGAGGTGACGACCTGCGAGGTCGCGGCGGCGGCCTCCTGGGAGCTGATCAACGATCCCGATATGGATCGGCACACGTGCAAGGCGGCCATGCTGCCGCGCTACTTCGAGACGGGCGGAAAATGGGGCGCCCGTTGCCGTGGCTGTGGCCACGAGGTCGAGGGTTTCGGGAGCCTGCAAGGCGCCCGGGCAGGGTGGGCGAGGTCTATGCGATGAAGCGCCACGTCTTGCGAATCGATCGATGCTCTGACCCGCTCATGTGGTACCGGGATCTCGTCGGCACGCTGGTCGACTATCGGGGTCGCGATGCCGACGTCTACTGGTCTCGCGAGCCGGCCGGCTACACGAATATCGTCCGTCCTGACGACGCGACGCTGCTCGAGCTCGAGGAGGAAACCATTAAAGCGCAAAAGAACATTTGCACCTTTGCGAAAAAGTGCTTTTAGGGTATTGCGCAAAAGTAAGGGATAATGTCTAATAAGTGCTCTAATGCGATACATGCAAACCAAAGCCCCGCCACCGTGCGGGGCTTTGTCGTTTCTGCAGGTCGCCGCGCCCACCGGGCGCACCTCTTACCCTCCGAATACTGACGCCATCAGTGTTCCTTTGCCCGCCACTGAGCGGGCTTTTTTATTCCCGGAGCGCCGCCGATGGATGCCCACAAGCTGCAGCCGATGGCGGATGCCGTCGCCGTCGAGGGCGCCAAGCTCGTGCCGCCGGCGATCCCGCTCGCTTTCTATGGTTTGACCCTCGAGAAGTGGCTGCTGGTCCTGCCCGCGCTGTACTACGCCGCGCTGCTGGCCGACCTGGTCGCCCGGCGCTGGGTCGTGCCGCTGTTCCGTCTCTGGATGGATCGCCGCAAGGAGGCGCGCCGCCATGACGCTGATTAAGCGCATTGTCGCGGCGGTGACGCTGTCGCTCGCCGCTGCCGGCTTCACCGTCAACGAGACGGGCCTCCCGGCCCCTGTCGAGCGCGCTGCCATCATCGCCGGCCTGATGATCCTCACGCCGGAAATGGAAGGCACCGAGTTCGAGGCCTACCCCGACAGCGGCGGCGTCTGGACGATCTGCACCGGGCACACGAAGGGCGTTCGCCCTGGTGACCGGGCAACGCCTGAGCAGTGCGCGGCATACCTGCAGGGCGACCTCGGCGAGTCGGTCGACTACGTCATGCGCGCCGCGCCGAAGGCCTCGATCTGGCAAAAGATTGCCCTGGCCGACTTCGTTTACAACCTGGGGCGCACAGCGCTCGCGCGCTCGACGCTGCTGCGGCTGACGCTCGCCGGTGATTACGTCGCCGCCGCCGATCAGTTCCTGCGCTGGATGTTCGTCGCGGGACGCG